CTTGTCTGATCTCGCGCGTCAGACTGACGATTATGATCATGTCTGGGAAGGTGAATATATCACCATCTCAGACGCCATTATTTTTCGCAATCGTGTTGAGGTTAAAAAATTCGACACGCCAAAAGATGCGCGTTTTTTCCACGGCGCAGATTGGGGATTTAGCAAAGACCCAACGGTTTTGGTGCGTTGCTTCATTCAAGATGATTGTCTGTATGTCGATCAGGAGGCAGTTGGCCACGGTGTCGAATTGGATGACACGCCGGCATTATTTGATACAATTCCAACGGCGCGTAAATGGCCGATCAAAGCAGATAGCGCGCGGCCTGAGACAATCAGTCATGTTAGGCGCAAGGGTTTTCCGCTACTCGGGCCGGCAGACAAATGGTCTGGCAGCGTAGAAGATGGCATTGCTTGTCTGAAGAGCTTCAAGCGCATTTTTATTCATGAGCGGTGCAGAACCGCGCAGGAAGAGTTTCGAAAATACTCCTACAAGGTTGACAAACGGACGGGAGACATTCTCCCGATTGTCGTTGACAAATTTAATCATGTTGTCGATGCCCTCAGGTATAGCCTAGATGGATACATCAAAGGGCGTGGTCCAATTATTATAACGGATGAAGAGCGCAAGTGGGCAAAAATTCGCCTAAGAAGGAGGTGGTAAAAGACAAAGGTCAGCGCATTGATATATCGCTGACCGACCGTGCCCGCGCGAAAGGTCAAAAGCAGTCTAACCCGTTTGTGTTGCCAACGCCATTCCCTGGCGTGGTTCCTCCAAGCGCGCCCACGATGGCGCAGGATGACGGCTGGGGTAACATCTCTGCCTACACATCGGCTGTGTCTGGTGACTTTGGCTATGGCAATGGATTCTTTGGGTATGCGTATCTCGCCGATCTTGCGCAGCGTCCAGAGTATCGCCGCATGTCGGAAATCCTCGCCAAGGAAATGACGCGAAAATGGATCAAGTTTCGCGCGACCGGTGACGATGCGGAAAGCAAGCTTGATAAAATTGCCAAGCTTGAAGACGCGTTCAGGAAATATGAGGTTCAAGATGCGTTCCGCCGCGTTGCGGAGTTGGACGGATTCTTTGGCCGCGCGCATCTTTTCATTGATACCGGCGCATCGGATGACCTTCTGAAGACACCTTTGGTGCTTCGCCCACAGACCGTCAAAAAAGGAATGCTGAAATCGATCCGTGTGGTTGAACCAATTTGGGCATACCCGGATCAATATAATTCGACACAGCCTCTCGCCCCGCATTATTACAAGCCGCAAAACTGGTATGTTATGTCGCAGGGCGTGCATGTCACGCGCCTGCTGACCTTCGTCTCTCGCGAGGTCCCTGACATCCTCAAGCCCGCTTATCAGTTCGGCGGCTTGTCAATGTCGCAAATGGCGTATCCCTATGTTGAGAATTGGCTTCGCGCGAGACAATCTGTTTCCGACTTGATGCACGCCTTTAGCGTGAGCGGAATCAAGACGAACCTGCAAGCACCACTCTCGTCGGCTGGCGGGCCAAGCGTTTTGGACCGCGCACAGTTTTTCAATGATACGCGCGACAATCGCGGATTCATGGTGCTGGATAAAGATAGCGAAGACTTCTTCAATATTACCACGCCATTGTCTACGCTCGATAAACTTCAGGCTCAAGCCCAAGAGCAAATGTCGTCTGTTTCCGGGATACCTTTAGTCAAATTACTTGGTATTACGCCAACCGGACTAAATGCTTGTTTGACTGCCGAAACTTTGATTGAGACCGATCGTGGGATGGTCCCGATCGCTGAAGTGACGACTGACGACAAAGTTATGACGCGGGATGGCTTGGCACCGCTTGCGTGGTCTGGCGAAACAATGCATGCTGAGGAATTGATTGAGATAAGAACAGCGGACTCTCTCATCCGATGCACTGCGAATCACCCGATATTCCTGCCTTCGATAAACGAATTTGTTCCTGCCGAGAGTGTGCAAGCTGGGAACCTGCTCCTGTTTCGTGGCGCAAAAAAGCTAACCCAAAATACGGCGAATCCCTCTCGTGGCGCGGTAGATGGTGGTGGAATCGCGGAGGGGGATATTACTTCACAAGTAAACCCAGTGGACAGCTTCTTTTACACCGCGAAATCTATGCTGCTCACAATGTTCCAATCCCTGATGGATATCACGTCCATCACATTGATCACGACCACACAAATAATCAGCCGAGCAATCTTGAGCTTCTTTCAGCATCTGAACATGCCAAACATCATGGCGTTTCAGATGGTTTCTTTGTCCACAAGCGCAGCCACTACGACAAAACGTGCAGGCATTGCGGCAAAAACTTTGTTGTCCCAAAGCCAACCAGACTCGAATTTTGCAGCAACTGGTGTAGACTGGCGGAACGGCGCGCAAACAGAGAATCTGCGGCGAAACCAAAACCGGTTCGGACCTGCAAAATTTGCGGAAAGGATTTCGAGTGCATTCGCAGCGATGCGAAATATTGTTCTCGAAAATGTTCAACGGCAAGTCAAGACCGCTCTGAATACATCAAAAAATACTACAAAGAAAATCCAGAAAAATGGTTTCGTTCTGACGAACAAAAACAACGCAGAAACGAGCTACGTCGTGTCGGTTCGCCGGGTAAAAACGAACGAGCCAGTTTACGATTTGCAGGTCTCGAAGAGCTTTTTACCTGAGTTTTACGCCAATGGCGTATTAGTTCACAATAGTTCTGACGGAGAAATTCGCGTCCTGTATGACTACATTGAAGCATTACAAGAACAACTATTTACAAAAAATCTAACTGCAATCATGCATGTTATTATGCTTTCAGAATTTGGTGAGATTGACGAAGAAATCGTTTTTACATACGAGCCGCTTTGGACAATGAGCGCTCAAGAGCGTGCTGTGATCCGCAAGACAGACACTGACAATGGCATTGAGCTTATCAATGCCGGCGTGATCACCCCGATGGAAGAGCGGACGCGGCAAGCAAATTCTGAGGATACACTTTATCCATCGCTTGATTTGTCGATCGATCCGGCAGAACAAATGATGACGGATGAAGATACTCAAATCATGCCCGACCCGGCCAAAAGCCGCGCCGCCGAAGCGCGGCAGGAAAATTTATTCGAGCGGACTGACGCAGAGAATGTGTGATGGCAGGTTTGGTGAGGATCAGGTCATCTGATCAAAAGCGCCTTCGCCCCATTCATCCCAGCGCGGGCCTGCAAATCGCCTACCAGCGGCGGCTTGATAGGCTGATCCGCGAAATGAACCGATCTCTATTCTACTGGTTGCGCGCCGCCTACCGGAACAACACGCCGGAGATCGCGCAGGACGCCAGCCCGGCCAGGGCCATTCTGGCGGCGTTTCGGCGCGTCGCCCGGCGTGTCCAGTCCACGTTCAATGAGGCGGCGGCGAAGCTGGCCGGCTGGTTCACGGCGTCATCCAAGCGGCACACGGATGCCGCGATGAAACAAAGTCTGAAGCAGGCCGGCTATACGGTCGAGTTCAAGCTGACGCCGGCTATGAATGACGTTTTGCAAGCGACGATCGCACAGAATGTCAGTTTGATCAAAAGCATTGCCAGTCAACATTTGACCGATGTTGAGGGGCTGGTCATGCGAGCGGTTCAAAGCGGATATGATTTAAAAACCCTATCTGATGAACTGGAGAAAAGGTTTCAGCTTCCGCGTCATCGCGCAGAATTAATTGCTCGTGATCAAACCTCAAAAGCAAATTCTGCATTGGTTCGTTTGCGCCAAATTGAATCTGGCATCAAAAAAGCGCAGTGGTTGCATTCCGGTGCAGGACATCATCCGCGTCCAGGGCATGTCAAGGCCAGCCGGGATAAATTGATTTATGATGTTGCGAAGGGTGCATTCATTGATAATGAATACATCTTTCCGGGACAGCTAATTAATTGCAGATGTGTTAGCATTCCGGTGATTTAAGTGCGCCAAGATATTGTTTGTGGATTTGCGAGATTCGCGATCCGGTGACGTTATAGGCCCTTGCAACTTGAGCAATTTGTTCTCCCGATTCAACCAATCGGAAGATTTCCAAATTACGAGCGTCAAGCTCCGCGCGACAATTAACATTTGAAATCTTTTTCGGCTTTTCGGGTTCGCGGGATCGCAACTCTCTTTTGATATCGTTGATCCAGCGTTGAAGCACTGCCATGTGCTCATTTAGAGCTTCGTCCGATAACTCATTGAACATACTACATTTCCCAAACATTTAGGGAAACTTTAACCGCTAATTTTTCACATTGCAAGACGGCTTTCGAGATGGAAATCGCACTCGCTTTCGACGGCACGACAACGCGCCGGATCGATCAAGACGGGCATCTCCATGTCTCAATTGCGCCGATCAGTAAAAGTAATGTTTGCGGCTATTACGGTCGCGAGATTCCAGACGGCGGTTTGCTTCGGCTAGAACCTGATAAGATTTACAATCTTTATCGAGACCCGAAAGAGCTAAAGCAGAGCGCAGAGAGCTTTAACGGCAAGCCGCTGTTGATTGTTCACAAGCCGCAAACTGCTGACGACCACAGTCACGAACTGACGGTTGGCTCGGTTAGCAATGTTGAATTTGATGGAACCTATCTAACCGCCGAACTGGTCATTTGGGATTCAGATGCAATCGCACGCATCGAGAGCGGCGAGCAAAAGCAGCTTTCAAGTGGGTATCGTTACCGCGCCGACATGACGCCCGGCGCAATAAATGGCCAGCCATATGATGGCGTCATGCGAGACATTATCGGCAATCACGTCGCATTGGTCGCTGAGGGGCGCGCTGGTGCGGATGTCGTCATTGGTGATTCAGCGAATTCTAATAAAGAGGTTTTTAAAATGGTCAAGCTTTCGCGTCAGGCGCTTTATGCCACAGGTGCGCTTCGCTCTTACTTGCGCCCTGTGCTTGCGCAAGATGCGAAGATCGACTTTGGCAGGGTTATGGATGGTGTCACCGCCAAAAATTGGGATGACAAAACATCTGCCATTAAGATTGGTCTTGATGCTGCCATTAAGGGCAAGCTGAACGCCGACACTGATCAGGAAAAGGTCGTTGCTGGCCTTGATGAAATTCTCGCCACCGTTGCCGTCGATGCAAAGGCAATGAGCATGGATGACGAAGAGGATATGGCCGCGATGGACGAAGACAAAGAAGACGACATGAAGGCGAAAGACAAAAAGGCGAAAGACGCCGATCCTGAAGATGACGAAGATGACGAAGACGATATGAAAAAGAAAAAGGCCGAAAAGGACCTTGAGGCGAAAGACAAAAAGAAAATGGGCAAGGACAAAGAGACGATGGACAAGCCGGGGATGGACGCTGCCATTGCCGCTGCTGTGAAAGCGGCAGAGGAAAGCACAATGCGGCGCCTGCGTGAAATCGCAGAGGCCGAAAAAGTTGCGCGTCCATATATCGGTGAAATTGCCGTCGCGCAGGATAGCGCTGAAGCCGTCTACCGTCTTGCGCTCGATCATCTTGGGATTGACGTCAAGGGCGTTCATCCTTCTGCATTTAAAACAATTTTGAAATTGCAACCAGAGCCGGGCGCTCGCCCCGCAGCCAAAGAGCCGCGAATTGCCACAGACGCGAAGGCGTTGAATGGGTTTGCGCAGCGGTTCCCCAACGCTGTCCCGTTCCGCGCGATTTAATAAGGAATTTTTATCATGCCTTTTCCGTCTTTGGTTTACGGGCAACAGGCACCTGCGGTTGTGGGTGATTTTGCCAGCGCCAATCCGCGTTCTTCTGTGCTGGCCGGGCCGTTTGGTTTGGTGGCCGGTCCCGCTGGTGTGACTGTTGGGAACTTCGCATGGCTGTCCAATGCCTATGAAGATATCAACGGCGCGCCACAAATTGTGAACAGCTTTGGTTCGGGTCCGGTGTCTGGCTTCGTGCATCGCGAGCAGCAGGCGCTGATCACCGTTTATCTTCAGGAAGCCAGCTTGGTTGTTCCCAGCGGATTCCCGATTACGCTGATGTCGTCTGGCGATTATTGGGTGAAGAACAGCGGCGCGACGCAATGCCTGCCCGGCATGTATGCCTATGCCAACTACGCCACGGGCGCGGTGAGTTTTGCCGCCGCCTCGTCTGGCGGCACTGCGTCTGTGACCGGTGCGATTGCTGCCGGCACCGCGAGCGTGACCGGCTCGATTGCCGGCGACATCTTGACGGTGACGGCGGTTGGTTCCGGCACTTTGGTTGTTGGCGGGACGCTCTCCGGGACGAACGTGGCGACCGGCACCATGATCGTGTCGCAGTTGACCGGCACGGCCGGGGGCATCGGCACCTACTCGGTCAACATTCCCGAACAGACCGTGGCCAGCACGACGATTTCTGAGACCTACGGCACCTTTACCGTCTCGGCGGTGTCGTCTGGCACGCTCGGGGTTGGTGACGTGCTGTCCGGCTCTGGCGTGACCACTGGCACCTATATCACCGCGCTTGGGACAGGGACCGGCGGGACCGGCACCTACATCGTCAGCCCGACGCAGACCGCCGCGAGCACCACGGTCACGGCCGGCACCAGCGTTCAGACCAAATGGATTGCAATGTCTGCCGGCCTGACCGGGGAGATTGTTAAAATTTCAAGCTGGGCGCTTGGTTAATAAGGATTTTTTAGTATGAACCACATTGAAGCTCGGCAGGCTTGGGCACAAGACTCCGCCATCTTTAAGCAACGCGGGATTTTCCTGCCGGACGTTGTTTCCTACGTCCCGGAAGGTTTCAATTCCGATTTTAACTACGCGATGGACGCGCAAGCGCCACTCGTGACCACGCCAAACGCCGGCATCCCATCGTTTCTGACAACGATGATCGATCCGACCGTTTTCGAGATTCTGCTGTCCCCGTTGAAGGGCGCGGAAATTCTCGGCGAGGTTCGGAAGGGCACTTGGCTTGATCAGACCATGCTGTTCCCGACAATGGAGCGCACTGGCGAGGTTACGTCCTATGGTGACTTCAACGACGACGGC